CATTATTGGGTATTGCTGTAAATAAATCATAGTATTCATCACCTGTGCTATCTGCTGGTAAACCAGTTAAAAGAACATTTGTTGTAGCATCAAACTCAAGATTCACTCCCATCCCACGCGTGGCCCAATAAATCCTAGCTACTGAAACATTGGTGCAGGTTTGGCCTGCACTGTTTTTAGCTAATGCTGAAACATCTACTTTTTTGACTGCACTTTCACCGGTACCATCCGAAACATTTGTAAATTTCAAGACGGCGGTTTTCTCACCGTCTTGGATTGTTTGAGATGTTACTGCGTCTGCCATTTTATCTCTCTACGATAGCTGTGACGTAATCGATAGTCATGGTTTTCGCTGCGGCTGCGCCGTTTTGAATACCAAAAGAAACTGTCAGCTCTTCGTTATCTGGAAGATTTGTGTTGACCACTCCAACTGGCTCTGCGTTGTTAATTGAGTAATAAACCAATGCTGCGTTTGGATCTATGAAAAACGATGTTGTGATAAACGTATCGTCTGCCAAAGTAGCTACGCCTGCTGTTAAAGTTTCAGTTGCATCTTTCTCAACTACAAAGTCAAGCAGTGCATCGCCATCATCTTTTCTAAAGTTGATGCCATCACTTGCTGCTAATGGTGTTGTGTCTGTGATTTGCAGACCCATAACTAAGTCAGATTGTGTTGCATCGCTAACTTTCCATCTTGCTGAAAAGAAAGCTCTTTTTGTGCCGTCAATTAAAAAAGATTCGCCTTTTAAGTTAAAAAAGTCAGCATCGTTATCGCCAGCTGCGTTAGTAATCAAAAGCTGGCCACCAGCACCAGAAGTAATTGCCTCAGTTGCGGATCCCGTGCCATCCTCGGTTGTTGTAATTGTCCAATCACCCGCTGTATACACCATAAAGTCATTGAAATAACCATAGTGTGTTTGATCGGATGGATAAGGCATAAACATTGGCATGTTTTTTTTAGACTTAGTTGCAACAGTGTTACCTGCCCATTGGATTTGGTTTTGGAAATGTGGATTAGCCATTATGAACTCCTTTGTTTGTATTAATGGAAACCGGTAAACCGGCCCTCATCAAGCTAATTAAATTTATTTAGAAAATGATACTACTTAGGAATTACTTTAGCAACTCAAAGAGACTGCAATTTTTTGATAGTACCAGCAGGAGTTTCATGCAAGATGCCAATGCCGCCGGCATTTTCCCAGGCCACAATGTTTGATTTCTTGTCATCAACCAACACATGTCCAGGTCTTGCAAAAATTGCTTTGTGTTTGCCTTTGAGTGTAGACGTAACCACAACGTGCGGATCTACATATTGTTTGGTCCAGGCGATCTTGTCAGTCACAACCAAAGGTCTGTTGATCTCGCCAGAGCAAGTTAAGATCTCCCAGGGCAACCCAGATTCTTTGACATAGGCCACTAGATCTAACATGCCTGGCATCGGTGGCATATTTCTGAACAAACGCTTGTTGGTGAACTCGATCTTACGATCGTCATAAGTTTGTTCGCCGTGTAAGGGCCCGTTCAAATAGTCGGGGCCCTCAACAGCTGTAACGAAGTCGGCTAAAACTCCGTCCATATCAAGGTATATTTTTTTAATCATGCTATTCCGTTTTTTACCAAACACTTACCATAAATATGGTTGGCATAGTTGTTTAGTTTGTCTTTTATTTGATCTTGCTCTGCATCATGCTTTGCTTGATCTTCGGGAGTTCTTTGAGGATTGATTTTATACTCAACCTTAACAAGTTTTTGACAATGATGAATTGTTT